GGATAATGTATACCTATTGCCTAAGAGTGACTATCACCCCGACTACGTTGGAGATACCAAGAGAAGCAAAGATGATAAGAAGTATCTAACCTTTGCTCGTAAGGTCGGTGGCAGTAGACATGGTTGGGAGATCGTCGGTGATACGTGGGATATACGTGGGTCACGTAAACAGGTTAACAAGAAAGCCAAGGCAGAGATCAAGCCCTACGCAGATGCGTTCTATGAATGGATCACCACCATGTACAGAATGATACCGTTCACAGACCATGAATACCAAAACAAACACTCATGGAGCGAGATGGGTGAGTGGGCAGTCGAGCAAGGTATAGCTGAAAACAGATGGGATGTGTGGAACAATAAAAAGATTATATCAAAGATTGCCAACGAAGCATTTCGTGACGATCAACACCCTATGAGGTTGCACATTGCTGTTGACTTCTTAGCACAGAGTAATCTTAACGCTCATCGTTACGGTTGGGGTGGCGATAACAATATTAGAGAGCCAGAGACTAAGGAAGATATAAGCAAGCTACGTTCACAGTGGAACAGATACGTCAACAGCAAGCTCAACCTTGTCAAAGAACTTGAAGCAGAGAAAATCGTGAAGGGAGGAAAGTAATGTTTAAAGAAGAAAGAGAAGCACTGACCAACGTGCTAGACCATTTGGTCGATGAGGTATGTCTGCACCCAGATAGGACCCAGGCGAAAGACTTACTATACGACATAACACGTTTACAGGAGTACCTTTTAACAACAACAGTCAGTGAAACACTAACAGAAGGAGAGAAGACATGAGTATATTTAAAAGAGTAAGCGAGTTAACACCTTACGAGTTCAGTGGTGCAACTGCACCGCTTGATTGCTTTGCTGATGCAATATCAAAAGCCATACGTGGTGTTAAGTTTGGTGTGGTTGATGGAAAAAGCCACAGAGAGGTGCATGTTTACACCGAAGGGCAACCGTTCACTATGGGGTACATTGGCTACGGTGATTGGCGAGACAGTGGGTATGAAACAATATACCATTACAATGTTGTCAGTCCGAACATAACCAACGAGAAGTATTCTTACGGTGATGCGTGTTTCAGAAAAATGTCCACCAAACTCGACGTTGCACTCAAGACTGCCAAGCGTTACTTCCGTAATCTCACGCCCGAACAGATGGCACAGAATGAAATAAGTGGAATACGAAGTTCTTACAATGACATTAGGTACGATCTTAGACGAGACAAAGATGAAAAGCATGATAAGCTATTACGAGGTGATGCAGTGCTATCGGAGTTCCGTCATATGCTACAGCAAGGCTATGAGTTTGTGGATCAGAGGTTTGGTGAAGAGGTGCAAGCCTACATAGCATCAATAGATGAACATGCCGAAGCCAAGGCAAAAGGACTGAACGTTGCTTTCGTGCGTGTGTTTAAGAAGTTTGGCGAACAGGCATTTCAAGTTGTTAGGATGCATGGGTTGCACAATATGAGTAACCCACCAAAGGACGATGCCGTTGAGTACACAAGCGAGACACTCCCTGAAGATCTCATGGGTAAGCTATCAACCCTTAACATGTTACAGAAAGATGGATATGTCGAAGGTGTGGGCTTCAACTCAGGAGATGGTCTATTCTATGTCACTCTATGACACGTTATACTGTGTTACTGTATCGAAACACACAAAAAAGGTTCATGTGATATGCCTTGGTATAGAATGTGTTGACAACGAATTAAAGGACGTGTATACCTCTACAGATAAGCTACCAACATGGGTACAGAATAAGATGGCGGTGCTTATGTTGGTAGATAAAGTAGAGGGTACAGGGTACAAAGTTGGCGAAAAGTTTTACATCTATAAAACCGATAAGTAATTACTTATCAAAAATGGTGGGGGGTCTACGGACTCCTCACGAAAGTCGCCAGTTCTCGAAACCAGTGCCTGACGTGGTAGACTTAGAGGTGAAGATAACTGTTAGGGATCCCCTAACACATAAAACAAAAGAAGTAATGTTCGACGGTGTATTATCGGATGAAACAATACTCATGATATATAAAGATGTGGAGAGAGAAATAAAAAATGGTGATGACCCCCGAAGCAAAAGTAAAAAAGGTAGTGGTAAGACAGCTTAAGCTGTTAGGTGCATACTACTTTTACCCTGTAACAGGTGGCTACGGCATGTCTGGAGTTCCTGATATTGTTGGGTGCTTCCAAGGCAAGTTCTTTGGTATTGAGTGCAAAGCAGGTAGCAACAAGCCTACACCTCTACAGCGTAAGAACTTACTAGACATTGAGTTAGCAGGGGGCATAGCCGTCGTTGTGAACGAGAAGAACATGAACGATATAGAAGATATACTATGGGGGGCAGAGAAAGAATTTGAGTTTAACTAGTGGGGGTTTCGTTAATTTGACCCACTAGGGCGTAAGCAGTGAGAGCGTTGGTTTATTGTGTACCGTTATCCACTGCAACAAGGGCAAGTCGCTCCTTTCGATATGATATAGGCTTGTGACCTTGTGATGGTAGGACATCTAAAAATCTAGCCCCTGTAAACACGCTGTAACGTGTTATTTCATTACAGGGGCGACTATAAAAATAAAAAGGAGAGAGAATGAAAGAAGTTGTTACATATGTTGCTATTGTTATGATGGAGTTTAATGATGAAGCAACGTGCAATGCGTTTTATAAAAACTATAAGTCGAGTAATGGTTTGATGTTAGAACACACTGCAACGTGTTCTACGGTGATAAAGTACGAAAACAGTCGGGACCTAACTTACGGTACACTTGATACCCTTACTCCACCACCATTACCAAGACCAGAGGCTATCGGAAAGATAGTGCAGTGAAACCCCTCGCTTACAAAATGCGTTCCTTAGATATTAAAAAAGGTAACGTATACGATCATTTGAGTGAAGAAGAACTTAATTGGCTTGTAGAGGAAGCCGTAAAGCTTGATCGGTGCGATCTAGGATTAGTTATAGCATCTATAATAAGTGATGCTTACCACGAAGAACAGGGAGAAGAGAATGAGAAAAGCAGATAAGGTATGGAAGTACCTATTGAAGAACAAATTGGCTACAGCTAAAGAAGTAGCAAAAGCTTGTGGAGTTACATACAGTTACGCTAACAAGTTAATGAGAAAAGTATCTACACCAAAAGAAGTGTTTGAGAAGGAAGCCAACAAGTTAGACCGTTGTGATTTATTGCGAGAAGCAGTGAGCCTCACAGGCGGTGCTAGATTAAAAGACTATGGTAGTCCTGTTGATAACCACCAACATATTGCACGTATATATACAGCTATTACAGGTAAACATGTTACAGGCAGAGACGTAGCCATAATGCACCAAGCAACTAAGTTGGCACGTCGGCAAACAACCCCTTTAGAAAAAGATCATTACATAGATAACATGGCATACGTCGGTATTGAGTACGAATGTGCAGTGGAGGAAGAGTGATGGATAAATTTTTAAATGATTTTGAAAAGTTTTTAACAGAACAGCTTGGAGAAAATTGGAGCTATAATTTCGATGGTGAAGATGATGGTTTGTCAATTTCCATGCAAGTTTGGGGTGATAAATTTGTCGAGGAGGAAGAGTGATGACAGAACTACAGATGATAAGAGCGTCGATACCAATGCAATACAAGAAGGTTCAAGAAGCGATGATTGAGTACAAGCGTTGCCAGAACTTAAATCAGCTAATCAAGAAAGAAAAACACTTGAAAGAACTCTTTCGATTAATCGAAGAAGAGCTAAAGATTTCTTGTAAGTTTAATTCTCGTAGGCAGACAGGTTCAGTAGAATGAATTTAATCACCATAGATTTTGAAACCTACTACGATAAGGACATATCCTTACGTAAGATGACAACAGAAGAATACATACGTGACCCATTGTTTGAGGTTATAGGAGTATGTGTTAAGGTAAACAACGGAGCAACGGAGTGGGCGAGTGGTACGCACGAACAGATCAAAGATTACTTGCACAGTTTTAAATGGTCGGAGTCTATGGTTCTTGCACACAACACGATGTTTGACGGTGCTATACTTAATTGGCATTTTGATATTAGTCCTCGTGTATATACCGATACTCTTTGCATTGCTCGTGCTGTTCATGGAGTTGAACATAGTGCAAGCCTTAAAGCATTGGCTGAACGATATAACCTTGGAGTTAAGGGGGATGAAGTCCTTAGTACTTTAGGTAAGAGGCGTGAACAGTTTGCAGACGATGAGCTAGAACGGTTCGGGGACTACTGCGTCAACGATGTAGAGCTAACCTACAAACTGTTTACTAAGATGGCTAAAGGCTTTCCCAAGAAAGAACTTAAACTTATTGACACGACATTGAGAATGTTTATAGAGCCTATCTTACGCTTGGACCTTGCACTACTAGAAGAACACCTCACAGTAACACGTCAACGTAAAGAGGACTTACTCTCCCAGGCGCGCGTAGAGCGTGATGACTTGATGAGCAATCCCAAGTTTGCAGAGCTATTAAAAGGTCTTGGTGTTGAACCCCCCACAAAGATAAGTCCTACAACAGGAAAAGAAACTCTTGCTTTGGCAAAGTCAGATGAAGGGTTCAAAGCACTTGAGAGCCACCCAGATGAGAGGGTGCAACAGCTTGTAGCGGCGAGGCTCGGCAACAAAAGCACATTAGAAGAGACACGAACTCAAAGGTTTATAGACATATATAATCGTGGGTTATTGCCTGTGCCTGTTCGATACTATGCCGCCCACACAGGGCGTTGGGGTGGTGACGACAAGATTAATCTACAAAACTTACCTAGCCGTGGGGTCAATGGTAAGAAGTTAAAGCAGAGTATACTTGCACCAGAGGGACACACGTTGATAGATGCTGACTCAGCCCAGATCGAAGCGAGAGTATTGGCGTGGCTTGCAGGACAAGATGATTTGACCAAAGCGTTCAGAGATGGCGAAGATGTGTATAAGAAGATGGCATCACGTATCTATGGAGTTAAGGAAGAAGATGTTACCAAGGATCAACGGTTTGTCGGTAAGACAACTATCTTAGGTGCAGGGTATGGTATGGGGGCGCAAAAGTTTCAGAACCAACTGCAAACATTCGGGTTTGATATGAAGCTAGAGGAAGCACGACGTGTTATAAAGATATACCGTGAGACTAACGATAAGATTAACGAGTTATGGCGTGATGCACAACGCTACCTCGAACATACATATGCGTTTGGTTTAAAAGATGTGTTGAAGATAGTAGACGGCACAATAATACTACCATCTGGCTTAAAGCTACGATACGAAGACCTACAATTTGACAAGACTGACAAGGGTTTTGAGTTTCATTACAAAGTTCGGCGGGGACGCAATAGGATATATGGTGGTAAGGTTATAGAGAATGTATGCCAAGCTATAGCACGTTGTATTATTGGCGAACAGATGTTGAAGATAGCGCAGAAGCATAGGGTCGTTTTGACAGTTCACGATTCTGTGGTATGCTGTGTTAAAGATGAGGACGTAGTAGAAGCGCAAGAGTACATCGAAGAATGTATGCGTTGGACACCCGATTGGGCAGAAGGTTTACCGATTAATTGTGAGTCGGGAACAGGCAAATCATATGGGGATTGCGAATGACAGATGAAGAAGAAAAAGAAAAAGCTAAAAAACTTTTGAAGAGAAGAAAATGGGCTGACTTACAACACGCAATCCACGATCCTAACTATAAAGACCCTACTCTTTTAGATGAAGATGCAGATGAATGGTTAATTCGTTTAAATAGTTATCAGTATCCATTAGAAAGAAGCCCTCAAGAAATGGAACGAAGATACGTTTTAAATAAAAAAAGAGAGAAAGAATAATGATAACGAAAGTAGTAAAAAAACTTTGGAAGGGTGAGTATGTTTCTGTACGTGATTATGAAGTATCAAACGCTATTAACAATGGGGGGATGTGCATAATACATAACGAAGAGACTATGAAACTTACCCCTACACAATTAAAAGACTTAGAACCGCAGGGTGAAGCTTTTAAATCTCAATTTAACAATAGTAAATATAAACTTGTCGATATATTTTGGAAACCCCAATGAGCATATCGCCGTGGTCGTTTAGTAGAATTAAATCCTTTGAGCAATGCCCGAAGCAGTTCTACCATATGAAGATAGCCAAGGATTACCATGAGAGTGAGACCGAAGCCATGCGATATGGAACGGAAGCCCACCTCGTTGCCGAAGAGTTTATCCGTGATGGGAAGGCAGTGCCTAGTAAGTTTGCTTATATGAAGGACCCGCTCACCTCGCTAAGTAATAGACGTGGTAACAAGTTAACAGAAATAAAGATGGGGTTGACCGCAGACCTAGAGCCTTGTGAGTTTATGGCTAAGAATGTGTGGTGGCGTGGTATCGCTGATCTCGTAATCATGGATGGAGCAAAGGCATGGGTGGTAGACTATAAAACAAGCAAGTCTGCTAAGTATGCAGATAAAGGTCAGCTTGAGTTGATGGCTATGGCAACCTTCAAACACTTTCCCGAAGTAACACAAGTGAACGCAGGGTTGATGTTTGTAATAGCTAAAAAGTTTGTTAAAGAGAAATATACAGATGACATGTTACCTGCTTTGTGGGATAAATGGTTAGCGAGTTACAAGCGTATGGAGATTGCATACGAGGAAGATGTTTGGAACGCACGACCAAGTGGGCTTTGCAAGAGGCACTGCGCCGTAATTGAATGTGTATATAATGGGAGTAATTGATGCCATATACAAAATCACCTAGACCCTACAAGAAAGAATATAAGAAACAACAAGAGCGTGGGGAGAACCCAGAGAGGGCAGAACGCCAACGTGCCAGACGTGCTTACGACAAGAAAGGCATAAACCGTAAGGGTAAAGATATATCGCACAACAAAGCTTTAGCCAAAGGTGGATCAAACAAAGATGGAACGAGACTAGAAAGTCCTTCAAAGAACCGTGCAAGAAACGGACAGAAGGATAAGAAGAAAAATAAATAAATAACTTGGGAGAGTTAAATGGAGATTATAGACGATAAGGCGTTACTGCTACGCTTACGTGATCCTAGTAAAGTAACGAATGTCATACCTAAAAGCAAAGACCTTGGCGACAACAAAGTTCTGGTAAATTGGGGGTTGCAAGAAGCAGTGAGCCTCAATGCTCTCGACATAAAAGCACCGTCACCCATAGAGAAACTGTATCAATGGACAGGCAAGTACAAACCGTTTGACCATCAAATAACAACATCGTCTTTCTTTACGTTGAACAAGAAGGCATTTTGTTTTAACGAGCAGGGTACAGGTAAGACCGCTAGTGCCATATGGGCATCAGACTATTTACTAAAACACAAGATTATAAAACGTGTGTTAGTTATCTGCCCTCTCTCGATCATGGATAGTGCATGGCGTGATGACTTGTTTACCTTTGCTACACACAGGACAGTATCTGTAGCACACGGTGCATCGCAGAAACGTAAGAAGATAATCAACGAAGGTTCTGAGTACGTTATTATAAACTACGATGGGGTAGCCATAGTTCTAGATGAAATAAAGAGGGGTGGGTTTGACCTTATCATTGTGGACGAAGCAACGCACTACAAGAACGCACGAACGACACGGTGGAAGACACTTAAACAACTAGTTGATGAAGATACGTGGTTGTGGATGATGACAGGAACTCCCGCTGCGCAAAACCCCACGGATGCTTATGGGCTTGCAAAACTCATAAACCCTAACGGAGTGCCGAGGTTCTTTGGTTCTTTCAAAGACCAACTTATGTTTAAGGTTTCACAGTTTACTTGGAAGGTAAGAGAGAGTGCCACTGATACAGTATTTAGAGCGTTGCAACCTGCGATACGGTTTACAAAAGAAGAGTGTCTTGATCTGCCCGAAATGATATTTACCAAACGTGCTGTAGAGATGACCGCACAACAAAAGAAATACTACAAACAACTTAAAGATAAGATGGTCATGGATATAACAGGTGAACAAGTTACCGCTATGAACGCAGCAGTGAGCCTTAACAAGTTACTACAAATATCAGCAGGTGCTGTGTATACAGATGACGGCGAAGTGTTAGAGTTTGACATCAGACATAGGTACAAAGTCTTACGGGAGGTCATTGATGAGTCAAGCCAGAAGGTGTTAATATTTGTACCTTTTAAACATGTCATTGATATATTAACAGATAAGTTGAGAGGCGAGAATATAACAACTGAAGTTATACGTGGTGATGTACCTGCCCACAGAAGGACAAGTATATTTAAAGATTTTCAAGAGTCCGTAGACCCTAGAGTTTTAGTTATACAACCACAAGCCGCTGCACACGGTGTCACGTTAACAGCCGCTAACACAGTAGTATGGTGGGGACCTACAAGTTCGTTGGAAACATACGACCAAGCAAACGCTAGGGTGCATAGGTCAGGACAGAAGCACAAATCTACTGTAGTGCAACTGCAAGGGTCTGCCGCTGAAAGACACGTTTACAAGTTATTAGATAAAAGAATAAACGTTCACGCAAAACTTACAGATTTATACAAAGAAATACTTGACTAACGTATCATTAGTAACTATATGTTATATTCTGATAGTTAGAGGAGAGAGTTATGAAAGATATAACACCAGATAAGCTAGCAAAAGCTTACATTAAAATAAGAGCAGAACGATCTGCGTTATCGGCGCAGTTTAAAGAAACAGACGGCGACCTTTCAAGGAAGCTTGACCGTTTGAAACAGGCAATGCTTGACCATTGTGAGAGACACAATGCAGAAAGCGTAAGAACTTCTGAAGGATTGTTTTTTCGATCTAAAAAGACGAAGTATTGGACAAGTGATTGGGATGCTATGCACACCTTTATCAAAGAGCATAACGTACCAGAACTTCTTGATAAGCGTCTAAACCAGACCAACATAAAACAATTCCTAGAAGAAAACCCAACCTTAGTTCCAGACTCTTTAAACACTGAGACGGAGCTAGTAATTTCTGTGAGGAAAAAATGAACGAACCTTTTGTACCAATAGAAGATGTAGCTAAACACTTTAGTGTGTCTATATCGACTGTACGCGCTTGGGTACGTCAAGAACATATCCCTAAAGATACCTACGTTAAAATAGGTAATACTTATAGGTTTCGTGTTGGAGACGTAGCCGACGCATTAACTACTGCCGAAAAAAATAATAACAACGGTAGTGTGAAGACTGAAGACGATCTAGATTTTGTTGATCTAGACGAAGATATATAAATAGGAAGTGGAGAAGCGAATATGGAAACGTATATAATAAAAAATGTAGAGGCTCTTTGGCCTAAAATTAATACCACCTATCATTTTGATAGTAAGGTAAACAAGTCTATGCCTTGCGGTGCATTAGACGACGGTGCAGAATACTCTATACAATTTCGTATGGATGACGTTACCGCAAAGGCTTTATACATGGAAATGTCTAAGTCTTACCAAGCAAACAAGAAAGATAAGTGGGCAGAAAAGTTAGAGCGTCCATTTGTCAAAGACGACGAAGGTATGTTTACCCACAAGGCTAACTTGAAGGGTGCATATAGCAACAACAAAACAATCAAGCCTTTGCAAGTTGACGCACAGGGTACGAAGTTACCAGATGACTTCTTACTTACAACGGGTAGCACTGTGAATGTTGCTGTAACATTTAACCCTTATGACTTTGGCGGTAAGCAGAACGTAAACTTACGTTTGAAAGCTGTGCAGGTTGTTAAGTACGTACCTCTAGAGGATAGAAATCCTTTTGATACTGTTGATGGTTTTACCATAGAAGGGGATACAAACCCTTTTGAACAAGAAGCAACTCCTGCTCCTGTAGAAGAGGAGGAAGTTGTCGAAGAACCTAAGAAAGTTGTTAAGAAGTCGGCCCCACCCGCTACTTCTAGTGATGATGACTTGAGTGCAATAATTGATGATTGGGACTAATCATTAGCACTCCACCACGACTAGGTATTTACCGAAAGAATAATGTGTCGTATTCTGTCGTGGTGTCTTCGGCACTCATTATGGGTGGAGATTATGGAAACAAAAACATTTTTAGAAAATGTACTAGGGAGTGACGGATACTACAGCGTTCTAGCTTTTAATGATGAACGCAGAATACAGAAATTTTATGATTCTATTGATGCAGTTATGCATGCCGCAAACAACCTAGATACACAAAAGCTTAATACCTTTTACGGGCTAGCCACATTTAAAGATGGTAACAGTCGTAAGAGCGATAACGTACAGCACCTTAAGTCATTTTTCTTAGACTTAGATTGTGGAGAGGGTAAAGACTACCCAAGTCAAACAGAAGCAATCAACGCTCTGCGCGCATTCGTGAAGACGTTATCCTTACCTAAACCTGTTATGGTGAGTTCTGGGTATGGGGTACATGTCTATTGGATATTAGAAGATAC